CACAACCAGGATCTCAGGAATTATTTTTATCATGCCCAATTTTTGAATGCCTGTACGAGGGCACCAGAGGTCCAGGGAAAACCGACGCATTGCTAATGGATTTTGTCCAGCATGTAGGCCAGGGATATGGTCCTGCATGGCGAGGAATTCTTTTTAGAAAAGAATACAAAGAACTTGCCGATGTTATAGCAAAGTCAAAAAAATGGTTTAAACAAATATTTCCCAAAGCAAGATTTTTGGAATCAAAAAGTGATTACAAATGGATTTTCCCTGATGGCGAAGAGCTGCTTTTTCGTAGTGCTAAAACTCCAGATGATTACTGGAACTACCATGGTCACGAATATCCGTGGATAGGCTGGGAAGAGCTTACAAACTGGGCAAACTCAAAACTTTATTTGGATATGATGTCAGTTTGCAGATCTTCTGCCCCTGGATTACCGAGGAAATACAGAGCTACGGCTAATCCCTATGGAGTTGGGCACAATTGGGTTAAAGCTCGGTTTGTAGATCCTGTGCCGCCGGGTAATATTATTTCTGATGATGAAGGAAGAGAGCGTGTTCGCCTGCATGGAACTATTTTTGAAAATAAAATTCTGCTTAATGCAGATCCCGGCTATTTACTAAATCTTCAATCCATCACTGATAAAAACAAAAAACGTGCGTGGTTATATGGTGACTGGGATATTATTGCCGGTGGAATGTTTGATGATGTTTTCCGGAGAGATATTCATGTAATAAAACCATTTCAGATTCCTTCTTCCTGGTATTTTGATAGATCATTTGACTGGGGTTCCAGTCATCCGTTTGCTGTTGGTTGGTGGGCTGAATCAGATGGTTCGCAAATAACTCTTGCAGATGGTACACATAAAACATTTCCCAGGGGAACACTATTCCGCATTGCCGAATGGTATGGGTGGAACGGTGAGCCGGATGAGGGTTGCCGGATGGTTTCGGAAGAGATTGGTCGTACACTCCGGGAATATGATAATGCAGTTTCAGCAAAATATTTATGTAAAATAAAGCCAGGTCCAGCAGATTCCTCTATTTTCGATGAAATCGACGGGGATTCAATTGCTCAGAAAATAAATGCTGGTTTCCATAGATCAGCTGCAAAGAAGAATAGAAATATATTTGTTACAGCTAATAAATCACCAGGTTCAAGAAAGCAGGGTTGGGAATTATTGCGGACACGTCTGGAGGCTGCGCAAAAACAACCTATGGAAAACCCAGGGATATTTATTTTTGAAAATTGTGTTCAATGGATACGAACTGTTCCTGTTTTACCAAGAGACAGCAAAGATATGGAGGATGTAGATACAAATGCAGAGGACCATATTGCAGATGAAACAAGATACCGAGTGCTTGCGGCAAAGAAGATTTCCAGACGAGTGAAAGTGTCAGGAGTTTAATTATGTCAGTAACAACCAGACATACAGATTATTCAAAGTATTCCAGTAAATGGGCCAGATGTCGTGATGCAGTCGAAGGTGAAGATGCAATTAAAAAAGCCGGAGAAAAGTATCTCCCACGGCTTAGTGGTCAGGAACCCAAAGTAACAGCATCACAGAAAAGTAGCAGAGAGGGGATTAATAGTACTGGTAACAAAGATTATGAGGCTTATAAGTCTCGCGCTTTTTGGTTTAACGCATCTGCTCGAACTGTAGCTGGTTTGTCAGGGCTAATCTCCCGGAAACCTCCCATTATTAAAATTCCAGAGTCTATGAAGGAAGTTGTTAAAGATATAACTATGAGTGGTTTAACCCTGGAGGAATTTATATCACAGGTTACAGACGAAATAATTACAGTTGCAAGAGGTGGTGTTCTTGTTGAGTATCCCAGAGTTGATTTGTCGGATGAATTAACGTTATCAGATGTTGAAAAAATGGGACTAAGGCCATACTGGTCTTTTTACCCTGCAGAGTCAATAACTAACTGGCGTACAGGTCGTGTAAACAATAAGAGCGTTTTGTCTTTTGTTGTATTAAAAGAAGATTATTTTGAAGAAGATATGGACGATGAGTTTAAGCAAAAAGAAAGCGAACAGTATCGTGTTCTTGATATTTTTGAGAATAAATATCGACAAAGAATATTCAGGAAAGAGAGAAAAGAGTGGGAACAATATGGAGAAGATATTTTCCCACTAATGAAAAACCAGCCAATCAATTTTATTCCTTTCGAATTTCTGGGAACTTCTTCTAATTCAATACAGATTCAAAAATCTCCTATACAGGATTTAGTGGATGTAAACCTTTCTCATTATAGAACTACTGCAGATCTTGAGAATGGTGCTCATTGGACAGGAGTTCCTACACCAGTTTTTCTCGGTGAGTTTATTTCGGACGATGATGACGAAATTACCGAAGTAAAGCTTGGTTCTACGAGTGGAATTAATTTAGTTGCAGATGGTGATGCAAAGTTTTTGGAATTTACCGGCCAGGGCTTGGAAGCTCTGGAAAAAAGAGCTGAGAAAAAAGAACAGATGATGGCTGTTCTTGGTGCACGTATTCTTGCACAAGAAAAAAAGATGGTTGAAAGTGCTGAAACTGCATCTATTCACAGAGCTGGGGAATCTTCTATTCTGGCTTCAATTGCAAACTCTATCAGTTCTGTATTAACACGGCTTCTTCGGATTACCCGGGATTGGTCTGGAGTTAATGAAAGTGAGGAAGTGAGGATTGAACTTAATACAGATTTTATACCTACAAAATTAACTGCTCAGGAATTAACTGCAATAGTACAATCCTGGCAGTCAGGAGGTATAAGCACCGAAGAATTGTATTGGAACCTTCAAAAAGGAGAGATAGTCCAGAGTGATAAAAGTTTTGATGATCACCAGACAGAACTTGAAAGTCAAGTCCCAGGGCTGGGGACTCTTGATGTGGGAAAAGAGGGAAATATAATTGTCAACAACGAATGAGCTTCTACAAGAGAAAGCGATTTCACATGCAGTTTATCTTGAAAGATATAAAACACATGAAGTACGTAAAATTATGGGGCTTTTGAATAGTGTTGATAATGATATTGTTAATTCTCTCCTCACAAAATCGGATGGTACCTGGACTAAGAAAAGAATGGAAAAACTTCTGGCTTCAATTCGTGATTTGAACAAGGAAGCTTTTGTGGAAGTAAAGAAACGAATGTCTGAAGACTTAAAGGAGCTGGGAGAATATGAAGCTTCTTACCAGGTTAAAGCATTCGCTGATTCCATCCCTATAAACCTGAATATTGTTCAACCTTCCCCGAATCAGTTGTGGGCAGCTGCAATGTCAAAACCTTTACAGGATGAATTATTTAGTAACTCACTGAAAACTCTTGAACGATCTCGGATAAGACAAATTGAAGGAGCAGTTCGCAATGGTTTTGTTGAAGGACAGACTATCCAGCAGATAGGAAGACGCATAAGAGGTTCAAGAAAACTACAATATAAAGATGGGATCCTTGAAGTAAACCGACGGCAAGCTGAAGCCTGGGCACGTACAGCAGTGGCTCATGTAGCCAGTTCAGCACGGGAGAGAACTTTTCAGGAGAATCAAAGCATTCTAAAAGGAGTGCAATTTATTGCAACTCTTGATAATAAAACAACGGTCATTTGTGCTTCGTATGATGGGGAAGTTTTTGATATTGATACTGGTCCAAGGCCTCCTTTACATTGGTCATGCAGATCAACAATTTGTCCTGTTGTAAAGTCATGGAAAGAACTCGGAATTAATCTAAAAGAAGCACCTGCAGGAACCAGGGCTTCTATGAATGGTCAGGTTCCGTCTTCAATGAACTATCAGAAATGGCTTGAGAGGCAGAGTGTTAAAACTCAGGAAGAAGTATTAGGAAAAGCAAAGGCTAAATTATTTCGGGAAGGTACACCTGTAACAGGATTCGTTGATAATGGAAAGGTGCTCACTCTTAAAGAACTGGGTGTTACGGAAAAAGTTCCAATTATTAAATCTTCTGTACTTCCAATAGCTCCCAAGTTTAAAACATACAAAGAGGCAAATGACTGGGCAATAGAGCATGGTATTTCTGACACAGCTAATTTTAAGGGTATTGATCCTGAAGTTGCAAGGGAATGGTTGCAGGGAGCTGCTAATACTCAGTATAAATTCCCGGAATTAAAAATGGAATTTATCGGTTCTGCTCAGGAGCGGAATAAGGTTTTTAAAGATTACTTAAGGCCTGGTATAGAAGAAAGAGTTAAAGAATTTTATCCGGAAGGAAGCAAAGGGTTTGATAAGTTTGTTGCAAAACTGCTTAACCAGAAAGTTGGAAGAATGCATCCCAATGTTGTGGCTCAATCATCTCCATTTACACCGGTAAAAGGAGTTTCATTAAATGCTAAATTTGCAAAATCTGCTACAGAGTTTGACGATATGGTTATGCGGAATATTGATTCTGGGCACTGGCCAAAGGGTGCCCCTAATGTTTCATTAATAATTTCCCATGAAATGGGTCACGAAATTGAGAGATTATTAGGATTGCATCAAAATAAAGAATTATTAAATATTTTTGCAACAAAAGATATTTATAAAGAGCTCTCCTTTTACGGAAGAAAGTCTGTGAGTGAAATGATTGCAGAAGGTTGGGCTGAATATTCTACTTCTAAGACTCCCCGACCGATAGCTAAAGAAATAGGGGAAATAATTGAGAAGGAGTATGAGAAATGGAAAAATCGATAGATGATCTTGAAAAAGAGATGATACTTGAATCAATAAAAGATGCACAAAACGGTTCATGGGTTTTATCTTCCTGGGAAGATGAACTTAAGCAGATGGCTGAATGTATAAAACTTTTAGGTATAAATAAAAATGAACTCTTTCATAGACAAGTAAAAGCTTACCATTTCTGTGGTGAGGATATTCTAAAAGTAAAAGAAGAACTTCTAAAGGATAATATTGAATCTGACAGAGTTATTTTAAAGGACTCTGACGAGATTGATAAATACTTAAAAACGTAAACCAGTAGGTATCTGGTTTTCATGGTTTACTGGGAGGGGGACTATGGATTTAAACGAATTAAGAGATTTAAAAAGTAAAACAGAAAAAGAGATCTACAAACTGATCCGTACATTTGAATCAGGAGCTGGAGAGAGAATATCCGGTATTTATTTAGATACAAATGAATATGGTATTGGACCAAGCGGAAAAAAACCCACCCGAATAAAGCGTGAAGTTATAATTAATATCTCGATTTAAGGAAGGGTAAAATGGAAAAATTTTTAAAGCTACTTAAGGAAGTTTTCAAGGATGTTGAAGATGTTAACTGGGATGAACTTGAAAAAACTTTAGGCGAAGAAGTCAAAAAGGAAATTGATACAGCAACAAAACCACTGTCTGAAAAAAGGGACGAGGTACTTGCAGAAAAGAAAAAGCTGCAAAGTCGACTGAAACTATTTGACGGAGTTGATGTAGAGGCATATAATAAACTCAAGGGACAGCTTGAAGAGCTTGAACTTAAGGAGATTTTCGAGGTCGGGGACCTTGATGCTCTTAAGACAGCATTAACTTCAAAACATCAGGCAGAGCTTGATGGTCTCCAGGCGAAACTGAGTTCCGCCGACACCTTCATTTCAAAACTGTTAGTTGACCAGGGGTTAACTGACAACCTGCTAAAGGCCAATGTCTCTGAGAGATACTTATCGGCCGTTAAAGCACTTTTAAAGGACGGAGTCCAAATAGTCACTGACGAATCAACAGGGGAAAGATCCGCTGTCGTTGGGGAAATTCCACTTAATGAGTATGTGCAGAAATGGTCTGTCTCGGAAGAAGGCAAGAATTACATTACTGCACAGAGTAACTCAGGCGGTGGAGCACAGGGAGGATCTGGCGCTGCAGGAAATTCCGGAAAGGCCAGGTTTGATGAGCTTATGGGTAAAGATGAGCTTTCTCCCTCGGAGTCAGTTGAGTTAAATACGCTCGCTGAAGAGATCAAAGCCGAAAGTAATTCGGATGAAGGGGACTAATAATGAGTTTTAATTTTGGTACAGTAACAGAGTTTGATGATACAAACACTATCCACGATCCCGTGGTACAGGCAGCTGCAAAAGCAATTACACTGCCGCGATTCAAGGGTGTTTTTTATCAGGAGATGGGTGCTCCCCAGGCTCCTGTAATTTCAAGGGATTTTGATATTTATTCAAGATCAAAAAGTGCAAGAAATGGTGTTGTAGGAGACGGTGCCTCTACAGGGTGGGATAATACTGCAACAACCGACCTTGCTATGACTGCAGGAGCAATAAAAGGCCTCACTGTGGGTCACGTTCTGAAAGTAGAGGATGAAGTTGTGCAGGTAAAATCTGTAGACAGATCAGCAAATACAATTGATGTTAAAGGCCGTGGGCTTGGTGGAACTACAGCTGCTGCACATGCTAATGCTACTGCCTTTACCGTAATCGGTTTTGCGGGTCTTGATTCTGATCTTAAAAATGTTGAATCCATCTCTGAAAGTACCCTGAAATATACCAACTATGTTCAGACTGTTTTTGAACTTCTGGACTGGGAGAAAGGTGCTGAGCTTGCAAGAAAGGGGCTTGCTGCAGCAAATATTGTTGCTATTCTTCGTCAGGAAGCTGCATACAGAGTTGCAGAAATGCTCTCTCTTATGTCAATCCATGGGTACAAACAGCTTGGTGCTGCAGGTGTGTCATGGATGAGTGCAGGACTTCTGGCACAGCTTGCAGATACAGCAAGTGGATCCAGACCGGTTCTATCCTACAATACAGCTGGAGCTTTAACAGAAGCAAAACTTAAAGCTGCTCTGGAAGAGGTTTTTCTTGTGGGTGCTCCTTCTCAGATCCTCTGTTCTTTTCAGAATAAACAGACAATAAACAGTTTTATTACTGGTAATTCAGCTGTACAGGTAACAACTGATGTTAAGAACAAAATTGCCGGACTTGATAGAGTTGACTACTTCGATTTTGAGGGAATGCTTCTCGAAGTCAAAGTTGATGCTGATATGCCTAATGACAAAATTGCAGTTATTAGTCCTTCTCAGTGCCGTAAGGGTTGGCTTCAGACTGACACTTTGCAGAATATTGCAGAACCTGCCGCTTCTTCGCGTGAGAAGAGAGAGTCAATTCAGGGCTCTGTTGGTTTCGTTATTGAGGGTGTGGGCTATGACCATACTTATCTGTACGGAATAACTTAATTTTACCGGGCGGGGTGATCTAAGTCGCCTCGCCTAAATTGTTGTAGGAGAAAACCAATGACCAAGAATGAAAAATATGATGCCTTAAAAGTAAAGGGTGTCAATCTTAAACATATCAATAACCTCAGTTCTGACGAGGTAGACAAGCTTTTTACACAGTATATCGATACAGGAGCCGCTAATACCGGGAATACTCCTCCGGACAAGGATGAAGACTCTCAGACTCCCCCGGATACCGGGAATACTCCTCCGGAACCTCAGACAAAAAATGAAACTGTTAAAAAGGTTCTTAAGTTTAAAACATCCGGATGGTGTGAAGAGCTTAAAACTTCCTATAAGAAAGGTACCTATCATCCAAAGAGCGATAAAGAGTACAAGGCTCTTAAGAAGTACGCTATTCAGGAGTAGAAACCAATGATTGTTGAAGATGGAACCGGTCTGGAAACTGCTAATTCTTATGTCTCTGTTGTTGACTGTGATACTTATCATTTAGATCGAGGTAATACAGCCTGGACTGGTGATTCCGCAGTTAAAGAAGCAGCTTTAATTAAAGCTGCTCAGTTTATTGATGGCCGGTATCTGAACAAGTGGAAGGGTATTCCTCTTACATCGGTTCAGTCGCTTTGTTGGCCAAGAGAGAATATTTATGACGAAAGGGATGTTGAAATCGAAGGAATCCCGAACCGTCTTAAATATGCAGTTTGTGAAGCAGCAATAAAATCATTGACCGACGATCTTAATCCTGATCTGGAAAGAGGTGGCCGGATTAAGAGGGAGAAAGTCGGCCCTATTGATACTGAATATGCAGACAATGCTCCGGCAAGAACTTCATTTCCGGTTATTGCAGATTTACTCACAGGCTATTTAAAGGGGACTGGCCTAAAGGTTGTGAGAGTATGAATTATTCCAAAATCGCTACTTCAACAGCCAAAAAAATTAAGAAGAATGGTAAAGCTATTGCTTTACGTAAAGAGTCTGGCTCAACTACTTTTGATCCTGTTCTTGGTAAAAAGGTTCCTGTTTATGATCCTGATGAAAATGGATATGCGCTCGAAATTAGTGCAAAAGAAAGCACTATAGATAATTCTTTAATCAAATCCGGTGAACGTGTTCTTATGTGTGTAGATATAACAGATCCAGCGGTGACAGATATTTTAGTTATGCAAAATAAAAATTTTTCAATAACAGTGGTAAAACCATTTTCTCCTGCAGAAGTTGTTATCTATTACGAGGTGGTTATCAAATGAGCTCATTTTCTTTTAGTGATGATCTAATGAAGTTTGCTCAAAAGGCTGAGCCTGGTGTTGTTGTTCGAAAAGTTGCTATGGATGTTTTTAAAGGTGTGATAATGATGACACCTGTTAAATCAGGAAGAGCCAGAGGGAATTGGCAAACCACTATAGGAACACCAGCAACAGAAGAACTTGATACAGAAGATAAAAATCGAGGGCTTGTTGAGCTTGGTGATGTTATCGATAAACACCAGGGAGATGATAGTATTTTCCTTTCTAATAATGTGCCATATATCGAAGTACTTGAAAATGGTAATGAGACTCATCGTCCTGTAGGAATGGTGAAAGTTACTCTCTCGGAATATCCGGGGATAGTTGAGGATGCGGTAAAGTAATGAAAGAAAACTTAATCGAAAGTGCCTTAAACGCACAATTAAATACCTTATCACTTCCAACCTCCTGGGAAAATAGAAAGTTTAGTGCAGTAAAGGGAACTCTATGGATTAGACCTACTTTTATTCCAGGACAATCTAAAGCTGCAGCAATAGGTGTAAATGCTCAGGATAGAATTACAGGAATTTACCAGGTAGATGTATTTGCTCCTGCAGATGATGGAGTTTTTACAGGTGGACAGCAGGTTAATGTAATTGAAACAGCATTTAAGAGGGGTACATCATTAGTTTTTGGCGGTGTAACAGTAAAAATAAATAAAGTTTGGCGGTCTACTGCTAGACCTGAACCAGACTGGTATCATATTCCTGTCATTGTAGAATGGCAGGCAGATGTAGATGTCTAGGAGGCATTATTATGGCTGATGGATCAAGAAGAATATTAAAGTATATTAAAGAAACAACTTTTGGTGTAACACCTTCCACCCCAACAATGGTAACTATTAGGAATACTGGTGGTGCTGGTATCAAGTATGACAGATCACTTATCCAATCTCAGGAAATGAGGACAGACAGGGCGGTTGCGGATGTGACTCAGGGGAATAAAAAACCAGCATTAGACTTTCCAATGGAAATGTCTGCTGCAAGTTTTGACGATTTTCTTGAGGGAGCTTTAGGGGATACCTGGAATACAGATGTGTTGCAATGTGGAGTGGATTTACCGTCATATTCTATAGAGGAAGGATTTGAGGATATTGCGTCTTTCACATTAATGAAAGGTGCTAAAGTTGGCACATTTGCCTTGGACATAAAACCAGATGCAATTATTACTGGTGCTTTTGGATTCGTTGGTAAATCTGTTGCATCGCCAACGGGTAGCACAGCGGCAAGTATTACTACTCCGCCAAACACAAAAAGTGTGTTTAACTCATTTACCGGATCAATCAAAGAAGGTGGTGCGGTTATCGGTATAGTAACTGGATTGACATTAGCGCTTACAAATAATCTTACACCGGAATTTGTTGTATTACAGGATGAGGCTTCCGGAATTGGTGCAGGGCGCGTAAATATATCCGGCGACTTAACCGTGTATTTCCCAGATGATACATTGTTAAGCAAATATATTAATGGAACTGAAACTTCTATTGAGTTTACAATTGGTGACGTGGATGGAAATACATATACATTCTTGATGAATAAGGTGAAATATACTTCTGAGTCAAAAAATATTCCGGAAGGGTCAATTATACAAACATTGGGTTTTATGGCACTTGCTGATGATACTCATACAACGTTAGAGATTACCAGAGTACTGGTATAAAATAAATAAGGAAGAAATAAAATGGATTTGTCGAAAATTAACGCTATTCAGAAAGCGGATGAAGGGGCATGGTTGACATTACTTTTTGTAGATGGAACCGAGCTCGATGTAAAGATAAAAATTGCGGGAATGGATTCTATGGTGTACAGAGATAAACAGAGAGTTATTTCAAAGCGTAGAATTGATCGAATGCAATCCCGCAAACGGAATCCACTTACTCCGGAAGAGATTGAAGATCAGGGAACTGAATTACTGGTTGCTTGCATATTGGATTGGGAAGGGCTTGAAAATAAAGGCGTTAAGTTCCCATGTAACCCAGAAAACGCTGAAAAGCTGCTTAAAGAAAATCTTTGGATTAAAGAGCAAGTAGACGCTTTTGTAGGGGATCGTAATAATTTTTTAGCACTCTGACCGAGGCACTTGGTGTAGCGGTCGGATTTAAAATTCAACTTGATTATCCTAAGAAAGGGGTAACATTGCGGAGTCAACTTGAGCAAGTAGAAAAGGTATCAGGCATTCATGATTCATTTTTGGATAGTGTTGAAATGCCGTTTGAAGGGGAGTTTCTATGGGGCATTTTTTGGTCATTGACAGGACGGATGAGCTATACAGAACTTCAAGCATATTGTCAGTTGACAGGCTTAAAATTATCTTTATGGGAAATATCCACTTTGATGTATATGGAAACTGTGGCAATAAGCGCTATATCGGAGTTGCAAAATAATGGGTAGCACTGATAAAACAAAACTTATAATTGAAGTTGATTCCAAAGGTGTAGTAACAGCAAATAAGGAATTAGTCAAATTAACTAATACTGGTAAAAAAACTGAGACTGCCACTAAAAAAATGGAGACCAGTTGGACTAAACTTAGTGGAATTATGAAAGCGGCAGCTGGTCCATTAGTATTAGGTGCCGTTATACTCAAGGTAATTAAGTTAAGCGCAGAATTTGGTAAAGCTGCATCAGATGCTGAAGAGGTAGGTTCCAAATATGCAACTGTATTTAGAACCATGGGCAAAGATGCCGAGGATATGGCTGATAAGTTTGCTGATAGTTTTGGATTAGCGCGTAGTACTTCCAGAGAGATGTTAGGTGCAACCGGGGATATTCTTACAGGGTTCGGGGTTAGTACAAAGGCGGCCGCTGATTTGTCCGTTGCTACTAACTCACTGGCAGTTGATCTTGCATCATTTACAAATGCGGCTGGTGGTGCTAAAGCTGTTTCTAATGCCCTTGTATCTGCATATTCTGGGCAAACAAGGGCATTGCGTACGTATGGTATTGTTATTACTCAAGCAGCAATTGAAGAGGAAATATTAGCACAAAAACAAGCTGGGGTAACGTATGAATCAGAGCGTCAAGCTGAAATTTATGCTACATTAAAATTGGCTACAGAGCAATCAAAAAATGCTGTAGGTGATATGAGTCGTACATGGGATTCAACGGCGAATGTGGGTAGACGATTAGAAGAATCCACCAAAGCGTTAAAAGAGGAATTGGGTAAAACAGTAAATAAAGGTGTAACTCCATTTAAGATAGCACTCGATAAAGTAGTAAAAGGTGTTGCTGATTGGATAGAGGCACAAAATAAGTTAATTACGTTTCAGGAAGAACAGAATAAAGCAATGGATGCTGTTAAAAAAGGAACTGCTACTGTAACGCAAGAATATATAGCTCAAGCAGCTGTAGTTGAAGAATTAAGTCAAACGTTGGATAATCTAAAATACGATGATCCGAGCTCCAGAGCTATTCCCACAATGGAAAAAGAATTAAGGCTTGCAAGAGAAAAATTACGTAATATGGAATTAGAGGTTGCGTATAATAATGAATTAACAAAGTCAAATATTACTAAAGGCGAAGCGGCTGATGTACTGGCTAAGAAACAGGCTGAGATGGATAAAGCATCTAAGGGTTTCAGGGATAGCCAACTGTCTGCAGATGAAGTTGCACGAAATGCGCTCCAGGATGAAATCAATAAATGGTGGGAGTACCGAGGAGTACTAGAAGGTGCCACCGAGTATATAGATGCAATGGCAAAAGCCAGAGATGTATTAAATGACAAAATAAAGGCGGCTGGAACAGACCCTATAGTAAATAGTCAAATACTCGCAGGTCTAAAGGAAGAACTTGATTTATACGATAAACTTCCAAATGAAATTTTAAAATATAGGTTACAGCAAGAAGGTGCTTCAGCAGATGAAATTGAAGCGGCATTGGTTATACAACACAAACTAGAGGTTATGAATAAAGCCGCTAGACTTACAACTGAAATGAATGATCTAGAGAAACGGTATAGTGATACGTTATCCCAAAAGGCAACGGATATAGCACTCGTTAACCAATTAACAGCAGATGGGGTTATTAACAAAGAACAGCAGATAGTAATGTTAGACATGATTAACGATAAAACCCGTGAACAAAAGCAGATTTTAGATTCCCTTGCTGATACGTTACAGCGTGAGGCTTGGACTCAGGGCGTAGATGCTATGAGAGAAATGGGTTCTTCTTTGGCTGATGGTGATTCTGCAGCGGGCAGTTTTAGTTCGGCTATGGTAAATATGATGAACAATATGTTACAGATGCTACCAATGCAACTATTAAGTGCCGGATTACAATTGATAGCTATGGGTAATTGGTCTGTTGGATTAGCTCTTATTGCGGCATCCGGGCTAATAGCTATTGGGGCAGGATATG